GAATAAATGGGCAATACGGATTAAGTCCGTATGATGGTAAAACATCCTATGCTGGAAATCCAGGCACTCAAACTGCTGCCGGAAGTGACGCATCGTCAGATGGCGCAAACACAGCCGGAAATCAAGGAGCATTAGCCGGCGGAAATCCCCGCACCAACTGTTACGGTGGAGCAGGCGGTGGTGGGTATTGGGGTGGTAGTGCCGGCGGGTATTCTGAAGCTAACACCATGGGTGGAGGAGCAGGTGGCAGCTCATATATTAGTCCATCATATATAATTAACGGAGTCAGTTACCAAGGTAATTACAATGTTCCTGCTGGAATTACAGCATTGGGTTATACCGGAACTTATGGATATGCTGGATCACCAAGCGTAAATGGTAACAATGGATATGCAGTAATTATTAGAAATGGAGTTGCTACTACTTACACTTATACTGGTGGAAATATAACGGTAACAATCTAACATGGCCACATTAAAAAATACTATAATTAACGACACCGGATATCTTACTGTTCCTTCCGGAACTACTAGTGGAAGACCAGGTAGCCCTGTAAACGGACAAATTAGATTTAATACTGATTCGCAAGTACTAGAAAATTATGCCAGTTCTGCTTGGCAAACCCCTATTGTTACTTCAGGATTGATTATGTATCTTGATCCTGGAAACAAAGATTCTTATTCAAGTTTTGGAACTAATGTGCGAGATTTAACTGGCAGCGGAAATAATGGTTTCTTAGTAAATTCGCCTTCTTATTCTGCATCCTATGGCGGGGTATTAGAATTTAATGGAAGTACTAATTATATGTATGTTCCTACTATTAACCTATCTAGTGGAGCCAGTACAATAATGGGTGCCGCTAGATATACTGGTACCGGTACAACTGGTCGAATAATTAATGGAGAATATAATAATTGGTTACTAGGAAATTGGGGCTCAAGCACACAAAATTACTATGCAGAAGGATGGGTAAGTGCAGTTGGCGCCGGCGGTAACGATTCTACTTGGAGAATTTATGCCGGTACAGGAAACACCGCAACTGATTCTTGGGCTATGTATGTTAATGGTGCGCTTAATGCTGGACCTAACGCCAACGGCAGTCAAGGGCCAAACGGACTTGCGTTTGGAGTTTACGGTGCTGGTGGGGCTTTTAACAGTGAATGGAGTGCAAGTCAAGTTGGATTTGTATTAGCTTATAATAGAGTATTATCGGCTGCAGAAATTCAACAAAATTATAATGCCTTTAGAGCAAGGTATAGTTTGTAATTATGGCAACTCTTAAAAATACTACCATTACTGGCACGCTACAATTACCAGCAGGGACAACAGCTCAACGGCCATCGCCAGTTAAAGGTATGCTTAGATATAATACCAGTTACGGAGTAAATGAAATATACAACGGTAGTATATGGTGGGATCTAACTTATAATTGCCCGTCAGATATTGGACTAAGTTCAACTACTCCGGCTATTTCTGGTACACAGTTACTAAATGCTAGACCAACTTATGCTAGTGGAAATTATTATATTCAACCTCCAGGACAAACCGCATATCAAGTATATGTAGATATGACAAATCAGGGTGGCGGTTGGGTATTGGTTGGGTGTGGCATGCAGGGTGCTAGCAATGGAGTGGCCTGGTGGAACGATGCCGGGGGCGGCACATATTCAACACAACTTATTGCGGCCAATCTAGGTAGTGCCACTGTAAATTACATGCCTAGAGATTGGATTCGTGCGTTAATCAGAGGATCTACATGGAATAACATGGCTGGAATGATTTGTAATCGTACACAGTTAGGCGATAGTTTTTATTTTAGAACCGCAAGTAATACTTTTAATTGGAGTGATTTTCTAAATAGTCCAGCAGCGTATAGTTTAACCTACGGTAGATATACTGGGCAGTGGTTATCTAGCACTAATTCCTACAACTATGCTAATACATACTGGACAGACACGCTTAATAATGGAGCACCAGTGGCCAATGATCAAACACGATTATTTACATGGAACTGGAACGGACATAGTGCAGGTGGTGTACAATACTCTGGATGGAGTGCTGGATCAACAGTGTCAAGTCCAGGATTTACAGCAGGCGGCGAAGGCCATGCCATCCAACAAGTTAATGTTTTTGTCAAATAGCGTTGAAATACAAGTGAAAAATATATGAATATACAATCAGCTAAATATAGTATAAATTTAAGGGCGCAACTGCGTAATTATTGATGGCATTTCCAAGTTCACCAACCGACGGGCAATTAGCAACAGTAAATAACATAATTTACCAGTATTCTACCACTACTAATTCGTGGACTAGAACGCTGAGTGCATTTGGCAATATTGCTACCTTTGGAAATATTACAGGTGGTGGATACATTAGTGCTCTTGGTAACATATACGGAAATTACATTGTTGGCAATATTGTTGGTAATGTTACGGCCGTTTCAGCTCAAACAGTTACCAATAATGCTCAACCAAATATCACCAGCGTTGGCACACTTACAAGTTTAACATCAAGCGGCCTTATTTCAACCACAGGCAATGTGTCAGGAAACTATATTCTTGGTAACGGCGCACTATTGACTGGCGTAATTACCAGTGTAGCAAATATTAACAATGGCACTAGTAATGTAACCGTGGTTAGTTCAGGTGGTAATGTTACCATAGGCGTTGGTGGCACAGGCAATGTGGCAGTATTTGCTACCACAGGTGAATATGTCACCGGTGTTGTTAGTGCCACGGGTAATATAACTGGTGGTAACTTATTAACAGGTGGATTGATTAGTGCTACTTCGACTATAACTGCTGGTCAATTCGTTGGCAATGGTAATACTATAAGTAACATACAAGGTGCCAATGTAAGTGGTAATGTTACCTCGGCAGTAACAGCCGGTACAGTTACCACAAATGCACAGCCAAATATCACTAGTGTTGGTACCTTGACTAGTATTACTTCAAGTGGCCTGGTCTCAACAACTGGCAACTTGGTTGGTGCAAATATTTTAACCGCTGGATTAATTTCAGCAACCGGAACAATCACAAGTGCTGCAAATATCACAGGTGGAAATATATTAACAGCTGGATTAATGAGTTCAACTGGTAATGCTATACATGGTAATATTTTAACAGCTGGGTTAATATCCGCAACTAGTACAATTACAAGTGCTGCAAACATCACTGGCGGTAATTTACTAACTGCTGGATTAATTTCGGCAACCAGTACTATAACAAGTGCCGCTAATATAACCGGTGCCAATTTATTAACAGGTGGTCAAGTAAGTGCCACTGGCAACATTACAACTGCTGGATATTTCCTAGGAACATTTGCTGGTAATATTTCAGGTAACTTAACTGTGCCTGGATCAAATACTCAGGTATTATATAATAATCAAGGTAATGCTGGTGCAAGTGCTGGCTTTACATTCAATCAAGCATCAAATGCCATGGTTGTTACTGGCAATGTCACCGGCGCAAATATTCTAACAGCCGGCTTGATTAGTGCGACCTCAACTATTACTGCTGGTCAATTTGTTGGTAATGGTAATACTATAAGCAATATTCAAGGTGCCAATGTCAGTGGCAATGTCACAAGTGCAGTCACAGCTGGAACTGTAACTACTAACGCACAGCCAAATATCACATCAGTAGGCACATTAACTAGTATTACTTCAAGTGGATTAGTAAGTACAACTGGTAACTTAGTAGGCGCAAATATTTTAACTGCTGGATTAATTTCAGCAACCTCAACTATTACTGCTGGTCAATTTGTTGGTAATGGCAATACAATATCCAATATTCAAGGTGCCAATGTAAGTGGCAATGTGACCTCAGCGGTGACAGCTGGCACTGTTACCACAAATGCACAACCAAATATTACTAGTGTTGGCACACTTACTTCAATTACATCAAGTGGGTTAGTTTCAACTACTGGTAACTTAGTGGGTGCAAATATATTAACTGCGGGATTAATTAGTGCAACTTCAACAATTACAAGTGCAGCCAATATTACAGGTGGAAATATATTAACTGCGGGATTACTTAGTGCAACTTCGACAATTACAAGTGCAGCCAATATTACAGGTGGAAATATATTAACCGGCGGATTAGTGTCAAGTACCGGTAATGCATACGCAAATAATTTTATATCTTCTGGTTCAGGAGGTACTCTCTCTGGAACAGGAAATATTATTGGTGGCAATTTATTAACCGGTGGATTAATTTCAGCCACAAGTACAATAACAAGTGCTGCCAATATTACAGGTGGAAATATATTAACAGCTGGCCAAGTAAGTGCTACAGGTAATTTAAATGGCGGAGCATTGTCTGTTAGTGGCAATGCCACTATTGTTGGAAACCTTAATGTACAGGGTAATGTAACATTTATTGGTAGTAATGTTATTACCACTAACGATCTATATGTTGTATTGGCTAATAATCAAACTACTTACGCTAACATTAATAATGCTGGATTATCTGTTGGACCGACTAGTGGCCCGTTAACATACTGGCAATATCAAAACGCATCAAATGCCTGGACAACCAATGTGGCAATTAGTGCCACCGGCAATATCACAACAGCTGGTTTTTTTGTTGGTGCTTTTGCTGGTAGTATCTCAGGTAATGTTACTGCACCGGGCGCAAATACTCAAGTAGTTTATAACAACTCAGGTAACTTAGCTGGCTCAACTGGATTTACATTCAATCAAGCCTCAAATGCCATGGTTGTTACCGGCAATGTAACCGGCGCTAATTTCTTAACCGCTGGATTAATCTCAGCAACTAGTACCGTTACTGCTGGTCAATTCATTGGCAATGGTAATACAATCAGTAATATTCAGGGTGCCAATGTAAGTGGTAATGTGACTTCGGCTGTCACAGCCGGCACTGTTACTACAAATACACAACCTAACATTACAAGTGTTGGCACATTAACTTCAATCACATCAAGTGGTCTAGTTAGTACAACTGGCAACTTAGTTGGCGCAAATATTTTAACCGGCGGATTAATTAGTGCCACAGGTAATGTAACATCAAATGCCAATGTCATCGCTGGCGGTAGTGTAACCACTGGTGCAGCATTGTCTGGGTCTGGTTTATTAGCCGGTAATTCAGGCGGCACACCCTTGGCAACATTTGTCTATAATAATACCACCTTAGGTTGGTTAAGCAATGTCAGCGTTGCACCGGCTGCCAATACTACATTAAATTTAGGTACTACTAGTAACTGGTGGAATAACTTCTATGCCGTTGGGGTTAACTCAAGTACTGTAGCAGCCACCAGTAATATTTCAGGTGGTAATATTACCACTGCTGGTTTAATGAGTTCAACTGGTAATGCTATACATGGTAATATTCTAACTGCTGGCCTTATTAGTGCTACTTCGACTATAACTGCTGGTCAATTCGTTGGCAATGGTAATACTATAAGTAACATACAAGGTGCTAATGTAAGTGGCAATGTAACCTCAGCTGTTACGGCTGGGACCGTAACTACAAATGCTCAGCCAAACATTACCTCAGTTGGCACATTAACTAGTATTACCTCAAGTGGGTTAGTTTCAACTACTGGTAACTTAGTTGGTGCAAATATTTTAACCGCTGGATTAATAAGCGCAACCGGTAATATTACAGGTAATTATTTTATTGGCAATGGTAGCCAGTTAACTGGCATTGCTACTGGCACCCCAACTGCAATCGTTAACGGCACTAGTAATGTCAATGTAGTTAGTTCAGGTGGTAATGTCACAGTAGGTGTTGGTGGCACAGCTAATGTGGTACAATGGGCCACGACTGGTGAATATGTCACTGGAGTTGTAAGTGCTACAGGTAACATTACTGGCGGTAATTTACTAACTGGTGGATTATTTTCAGCTACCGGTAACATTTATGGCGGCAACATAATTAATGTTGGCATAAGTTCAGTTACTGGTAATATGAGCGCAGGCAATATACTCACAGCTGGATTATTTTCAGCTACTGGTAATGTTACCGGCAACTTCTTTATTGGTAATGGTAGCCAATTAACTGGCATTACAGTCGGTGCTGGAACTAGTATTGTAAACGGCAATTCAAATGTTGTAGTAAATGCCAATGCCAATGTTACCATTAGTGTAAGTGGTGTAGGCAATGTGGTAGTCGTTGCTCCAACTGGTGAGTATGTAACTGGTGTAGTTAGTGCAAGTGGTAACATTGCCTCTAACGCTAATATTACAGCCGGTGGTAGTGTAACCGCAGCGGCTAGTTTAACTGGTATTGGATTTACTGCTGGTAATTCAGGTGGAGTCCCAATTGCTACCTTTGTCTACAACAATACCACACAAGGTTGGTTGAGTAATGTAGCCATTGCACCAGCAGCTAATATATCATTAAATTTAGGTACCACTGGTAACTGGTGGAACAATTTCTATGCGGTTGGCGTTAACTCAAGTACAGTAGCAGCCACAGGCAATATTTCAGGTGGCAATATTACAACTGCTGGACTAATGTCAAGTACCGGCAATGCTATCCACGGTAATGTGTTAACAGGTGGATTAATTAGTGCCACAGGTAATATTACTGGTAATTATTTTATTGGTAACGGTAGTCAGTTGACTGGTATTATAGCCAGTGCTGGCGCCTCAATTGTCAACGGTAACAGTAATGTAGTAGTGGGAGCCAACGGTAATGTTACAGTGGGCGTAACTGGTACAAGTAATGTGGTAGTCATTGATCCAACTGGCGAATATGTTACTGGGGTTGTTAGTGCAACAGGTAACATTACTGGTAATTATTTTATTGGTAATGGTAGTCAGTTGACTGGCATCAGTAGTAGTGGTGGCGGCGCTAATATTAGTAACGGAACAAGTAATGTCACAGTGGTCACATCTGGTGGTAATGTAACCACTGGTATTGGCGGAACCGCCAATATAATAGTAGTTGCTACCACTGGACAGTATGTCACCGGTGAAATAAGTGCCTCGGGTAACATTACGGGTGCTAATATTCTTACATCTGGGTCGGCTGGCATTATTTCTGGAGTAGGCAATATTTACGCTGGTAATGTTATTGCTGGCTCAGGTACTGGTGGTAATATCACAGGTGCCAATATTATTGGTGCTAATATTATATCTGCATCTGGCAATCTTGTTGGTGGTAATATTTACACCGCAGGATTTGTTAGCTCAGCTGGAAATATTATAGGTCTTTTAATCAGTGCCACAGGCAATATTGACTCGGCTGGTAATGTTTTAGCCGATGGCTATTTTAGTGCAACTGGAAATGCTACAGCTGGTAATATTTTAACCACCGGCCTAATGTCAAGTACTGGTAATGCCATCCATGGAAATATTTTAACTGTTGGCCTGATGTCAAGTACTGGTAATATTACAGGTGGAAATATCCTAACTGCTGGGTTAATTAGTACAGCCAGCAATATCTCAGGTGGCAATATATTATTTGGCACAGGCATCATAAGTGGCACTGGTACTGTTCACGCTAATTCTGTGGCCGTAGCCGCTGGAACGACCACAGTTGCTCCGTTAGACTTTGCCAACGCCACAGTCTTATTAACAACCCCTGCCTTGGGTTCGATGGAATTTGCCAACAGCCAATTATACTTTACTACCTTTGCTGGTAACCGTAGCCTAGTAGCAACTCCATTACTCCGTGTTACAACCAGTAACATTAGTACAACCAACATCAACACTGGTCAGTCGTGGTTAGGTGCAGGTGTAACATTAAACGCCAACACCTCATACCAATTTATGGGCCAGTTTTATGTAACAACAACCAACGTTAACTCACACGTTGAACAAATTGGATTTGGTGGCACAGCAACCTTGGCCAACATTGCCTATCTTGTGACTCGTTTCAATGCCAACACATCCTTGGGCACTCAAGGTAACGCTAACACTCAATATTTCTTTGCTAACACTTTGAGTAACATTACTTCGGCGATTACCACAGCACAAAACTCGGTGATCACAATGAGTGGTGTTGTTTCAACCACAGCCACTGGAACATTTATTCCACAGTGGGCAACTAACGTGGCTATCAGCACCACAGGTATTTTTGCTCGCGGAGCATATTTCCAGCTTACACCATTGGCGCAGGGTAATGCCGGTAACATTAGTATTGGTACTTGGGCTTAATTATTTTGTAGTTGGGCTTGGATTGTTGAAATTTTACTCTGTACCGCTTCAAAGTTTATAGTTGACCATAGGCCAGGATGCAAGGGTCTAGGCCAAGTTCCTGCTGTGATCCAAGCGTAGCCAGTGTGTTCATCATTTAATACAGGCGTAAACTCGTCAGCAATCAAACAAAAAAAAGTGTTATACTCAAATCCAGCATCGGCAGAAGTAAATTTTTCAAGTGGAATTAATTTAACATAGTCAGGCATTGACCCCAATTCTTCACAGCACTCACGAGTCAGGGCTGTTAAAATACTTTCGCCTGTTTCAATTTTTCCACCAGGCAATCCCCATGAGTCTGGATGTTTTGGATCATTTCTCATGAGATAAAGATAGCGATTGGTTGACTGGGCATAAAACCAAATGCCCACAGCACTGACAATATTTTGATTCATATTAAATTATAAGAGACCACTTTCCACCAGAGTAGATACCCTGATATGATTTAACCCAACCGTTGCCGGTCCACCGGTATTGTATTTCGGTAGTTATGTTTGTAACATATTGTGTATTTACTGGGCTAGACTGTGCATCAAACACAACCAACCATCGTGAGCCATCATATTCAACAATATCGTTAGGGTTGGCCACTAAAATTTGACCGCTGGTACCTGCCCAGGCTTGTGCATAGCCATTATTACTGCCAGTGTCTTCGGTTAACAAATATCTCTGACCTGCGGTAGCCGGCGATAATCCTTGCCCTGGCCCACTGGCCTGCGGGTTAATTACAGCCAACACAGGCAATAAAGTGTTGGCTGGAACTGATTCTTCTATTGCTGTGAATAATAAAAATTGATCATTAGTAGGATCATAGGCCACAGTACCGTATACTTGACTACCGTCTTCTTGGGTGAGAGCCACTAAACTAATTCCAGGGCGGAGAGTGCCGTATAAATTAACCACAGGAGTCCAATTTACATTGCTAGGCTCCACTGGATCAGGCGGAGGCAGCGCCGCATTTGGCTCGTCAATCACTGCCGACCGTGCTAATATTTGTAATTTGTTTCCAATTAACACTACCTGATATCCGTATGGTGTGATGTATTGTCTAGTGCCCAACAACAAATCATTGTTGGCTATAGCATTAACATAGTCGCCTTGTGCATCATAAATTGACGCAATAATAGTTTCGACAACACCAAGTTTTTTAACTTTAGCAGGCAAGCTCAACCAGATAGGCAAAGTAAATTTTAAAGTGCTAATATCAATTGGGTCATCTGTGCCCATAGGAATACTTCTTGATGACCACCCAGTGCTGACCAATTCAACCATGCTTAAACTAGTCCAATCAAGGAAATTATCTGTGCTTTGAATTTCTAAACTAGGATTAAACAAGGGCAAAATTTGTTCTAGGATCTGCATCTTTTGATTGGTATTACTGGTCCATATATCCAAGTTGATAGACAATTTATATGGTGATGGCATGTAGCGTTCAACACTAAAAGCATTGCCTTGTGTTGTTTCATATGTTTCTGTGTCTTGATCATAGGCACGCTGGCGTACGGCTTTGTTGTCAACATACACTGGATTTTGCATTCTTGGGCGATCGTAATCTAGACCAGTAATATAAAAAGTCATCAACGGAGTACTTGGCATATTGCTAGCACTATTTTGTTGTATAATAGTCTGCACCTGGCGACTTGAATCACCGTAGCGTACAGGTATGCGATAAAGTGTATCTCCAGAATTAGGAGCGTCTGCTTCGTTGCGACCAAACTCTACCGAGAATCCTGAAAACATTCGGGCAATCTGTATTAGATATCTGCGTATTTGACTGTCATAAAAAAATTGTTGAGCCATAATTATCTTCCTGGTGGTCTTGGTTTAGGAGGCAAGTTACCACCTTCGTTGCCGTTGTCGGCCTCAGGTTTAAGCATTTGGCTAAGACTCTGGCGACTTGGAATATTACCTTGGTCGGTTGTTGACACAGTGTAGGGATTGTTGACAAAACTACTACGCTGTGTTTGATTAGTTAGGCCCCAATCTATTTCAGTACGCACATCATCACTAACAGCCGACCATCCCCTGCCATTGTAACGGAACAAACGATTTGGGAAATAGTCTAAACGCAAGCAATAATCGCCGGTGTTTGGAGTTAATGGAAAACTTACTCCCGGGGTCACAGGCAAACCATTTGGAGCCATTTTGTCTCCGGTTAGATAACCCATTGTATAACCAAATGAAGTTGGAGTGTTCCCTTCACCAACTTGTGTGCCATCAGCAGTAGGAGGTGTTTCGCTGGCAACCAAGCCGGCTCCGCCCGGCTGGTGATCGGGGGTATTTGGTAATATGTAAAAAGACACATTATCGTAACCACTCAATGGTACATCCATGTTGGCTTGAATAATTAAAGCATCATTAATAGCAAGATCTTTATTACGGGTCGAGTTAACATCGCCCATTGTAGTTGGCTTGACAATCAATGCCCAGTAGTTAACATCACCAATTTCTGTGCCAGCTGGCACATTTTTAGTAGCCTGATAATATTGGCCGCCATTGTTTACAGTTTCGCCTAGAGGATAAAAATTTCCATTGTCCCAAATGTTATCGGGCATGAATGGCTGGTTAATAATTTGTTGATACTCTTGAGCATTGACCATCGGTGTGGCCTTGACCCGCCATAAGTGTGGCAACCAAGTTTGACTAAAACCTTCGGCAGCATAACTAGCATCTTGAATTACATAGTACTTAGGAAGTGCCCTAGTAATGTTAGCGTTGAGTGGATAATAATCTTTTAAGTTGGGCAACTCTAAAACATCGCCGGTCATTAGTTTACGACTAAAAGTATCAATCATGTCGTTATAATGGAATGTTATGTACAAAGTATCGTTGTTTAAAAACAAGCCAAATTGTGTTAGGTCAAAATCAATGTCGTTGTGTGTGTAAACACCACGCATGATATAAATGTCAGGATCATAAGCACGATCGCGATTTTCTAGTAATAGTAAATCTTCAATAAACAGAGGATTTTCTTTGTTATAAACTGGCAAAGTAGCATCGGCATTTCCTGGATTAGGACCCTCATTAACCTGTGGACCCATGTATTTGTGGACAAAAATATCCAACCCACCCACGGTGTAGCGTTCGCTGATAGTGCGATCTAAGAACTGATAATCGTTGGTTCTGTTAGGGCGGTATAGGCTCAGTCTAGGCATAGTTTAGTATTTAGCACTACACAGATTGACATAAAATAGTAAAAGTGGTATAATTACTGTTATGGACGAAATACTAAAACGGGTTGATTCTGTAGAAAAGCAAATTTCTGCGGTAAAAAATAAGGTGGCCTACCGCGATTTACGCCGTATGCTAGCCGCTGTAGATCGTACGATTAATGATTTAAGTAGAGAGTCTGTGGAATGTAGGCGCAATAAAAAAACAACTTCACGCTATAAAGAAATTGAAATTACGGCTAATCAATTACTTGACAACTTAGAACAGCATATTACCTTTGCGGCTCTATTAGGTTGACATATCCTAAAAATTACTATAAACTACAAACTATGGCTAAAAACGAAATTGTAATTAAAAGACTAAACCCCAAGGGTGCTGAAACCAAATATGTAGGGCACGAGCCCGAATGGAAGTTTCAACCTACCGCAGAAAATCGCCTAAGCAGTTTGGCTAATGCGTTCCAGTGGTACAACTATCACTATGGCAAAAAAGACGCCAAGGAAATGTTATGTCATTATTTAGAGCACAACGGCCGTAAGGTTGATGCTAAAACTATGCGTGGTATTCCTGACAGTCAAATTCGTGTTACACCAGCTTGGGTGTGCCGTATGACTCTGATTGGACTAGAGCTTACCGAACACGAGCAATGTATTGTTGATGAACAAATTAGTCAAATGCTCAAAGCCAAACAAGAAATTAAACGAGCACAATCAGAAGTTGACGCAGACACAGCCGTGGCAAAACTTACAATTCAAGATCACCTGCGTGAAAAAGTTTCTGAATGTTGCGGTGAGCTCGAAGGCATGTTTGATGATTTTGTTGTTGCAGGTGCTAAAATGAGTGCGGACTTTAGTCCAATTAAACTTATGCGTGGAATGAATATTAGTCCTAACATGGTTAATACTGTTAGTGCGGTTTGGGAACTACGCCTGGCAGAATTCAATGAAGTCTTAGAAGGTGACGACGAACAACTAGTAGAAGGTTACAGCCATCTCACAAAAATACAATTAAAAAATTGTGTTAAATTTTGCGAAACTGTAATCAACGATTGCAATAGTTATGTTCAGCTTAAAAAAGTAGAACGCAAACCTCGTGCTAAAAAAGCAGTTAGCCCAGAAAAATTAACTCGTAAATTTAAGTTTCTTCGAGAGTTTGAAGAGCTTAAACTTAAATCAGAACCAGTTACAAAATTAGTTGGCGCCAGCGAAGCATGGTTATACGACACGGCAAAACGCAAACTTATTCATGTAATGGCAGACAGTCACATTGGTACATTTACAGTCAAGGGTAGTGCTATTGTAGGATTTGATGCACTAACAACCGTGCAAAAAACCCTGCGAAAACCTGCCGAGCAAATTCGGCTAGTTACCGGCGGAAAACCTGTAGCCCGTAAAGAATTTGCCGCAATCAAGGCTACTGAAACAAAATGGAACGGGCGCGGCAACGAGAATTTAGTGATACTCAAGGCATGGTAACAGGCTAAATATAGGAACAGGAGTTCTTTATGGCCGAAGCAGAATCTACACTTGAAACACTAAAACAACACCTCATCGAATATATTCGTTTGCAACTCGGCGACCAAATTGTTGACATCGAGTTAGATGCTGCGCACTACGAATCTGCATATCAAAGTGCGCTTGGCACTTATCGTCAGAGAGCCCAAAATGCATACGAAGAATCATATACTTTTATGGAACTTGTTGCTAATGTAAACATTTACGATTTGCCACAGGAAATTATCACTGTGCGTCAAATCTTCCGTAGAACTTTTGGCGATAGCACTGGCCCAAATGCCAGTAATTTTGATCCGTTTAGTCAAGCAAGTTTAAATGTGTACCTAATGAATTTTAATGTAGCTGGCGGACTTGCTACCTACGATTTCTACTCACAGTATGTAGAACTTGCTGGGCGTATGTTTGGTGCTTACATGAATTATACTTGGAACCCAGTAACTAAAAAATTACAACTAATCCGCGATCCAAAAGGCACTGGCGAAAATGTTTTACTTTGGACTTACAACCTAAAACCAGAAGTTAACCTATTACAAGATTTCCAAATCAAGCAATGGATTCGAAATTGGATGTATGCCAATTGTAAAGTAATTATCGGCGAAGCCCGTGAAAAGTTTGCTACTATTGCCGGCCCACAAGGTGGCGGTAGCCTAAATGGTGCGGCTATGAAAGCCGAAGGCACCGCAATGATGGCACAATGCTTAGAGGATTTGAAAAACTATGTGGATGGTTCACAGCCGCTCACGTGGGTAATCGGATAATTGGTTAACAATTAACTTGTAATTTATCAAAATTCATGCTATAATCATAGCATGACTACATCACTAATGATTGATATTGAAGGACTGGGCACTGGACCAGACGCCACCATTTTGACCA